TTCAAGAACATGAACGAAGCAAAACCCCAAGCGTTCGCATGCAACTGGATGTTCAGTAAATGTAACTAGGCTGAACTGAGCGTTCATCCACTTTTAAAAACCCGACCTATTTAAAACCCGACTTATGCAGGCGGTGAAAACCGCCTGCAGGGAGAACTGTATTCATGAAAAAACCAACACCAATCCATTCTCCGCAAATACGGCCAGGCCATATGAAAGCAGACATCGGGCAGGACCACCTCGTCACGGCCGACCAGGCTTCTGCCGCACTGAATCTGCCGCTGTACTTTTTCATTGATGCCCGAAAGCGCGCTGCACTGGGGATTCCCTACTACTCAATCAATCGCATGGTTCGGTATCGAATCCGGGAGCTTCACAAATGGCAAGTGAGATACGCGGCCGAGCTCAACTTGCAAATACATACATCTCAAACTAGAGGTGTGCATGCTTGATTTCAACGATATCCCCAGCGCTCGCAAGAACAACAAAGCAGAAGGCATCACAACAGAGGGCAACCCCGCAATGCGAAGTGCAGACACAGCTCGCGAGAAAGATCAAATCCGCGCAACCCTGAATGACCAACTTCTTTTGCTTGCACTCAGTATCTGGCCTTTAGGTAAGCGACGACAAAACAAGTACCTGGTAGGCGATGTGATGGGAGGTCCCGGCGACAGCTTGGAACTGCTGCTATCTGGACCTAAGGCCGGGTTGTGGACTGACCGTGCAACGGGCGAAGGTGGTGACATCCTGGACCTCATTGCGCGTTACTACAGCCTTGATGTGCAGAGTCAATTTCCTCAAGTGCTAGAGCGGGCTAAGGGCTTGCTTGGACAAGTCTCTACCCTGCCCTCAAGCAGCGCAGTTGACGTTAAAACCAAGCCCCCCGTCGTAGATGAACTCGGCCCTGCTACGGCCAAGTGGGATTACCAAGATGCAAGTGGAAAACTCATCGCTGTGGTTTACCGCTATGACCCTGAGCTTGGTCGCAAAGAGTTCCGGCCCTGGGATGTACGCCGCCGCAAGATGACGCCACCAGAGCCGCGCCCGCTGTACAACCAACCTGGCATGCTCAACGCTGAGCAAGTCGTGATGGTTGAGGGTGAGAAATGCGCCCAGGCTTTGATAGATCTAGGTGTGTGTGCCACCACAGCCATGCACGGCGCCAATGCACCGGTTGAGAAAACCGACTGGTCTCCCCTGTCTGGCAAGCACGTCTTGATTTGGCCAGACCGAGACAAGCCTGGCTGGCAATACGCCGACCATTCTTCACAGGCCATCATGATGGCAGGGGCTAGATCGTGCGTCATCTTGCAGCCCCCGGCTGACAAGCCTGAGGGCTGGGATGCGGCCGATGCATTGCACGACGGGTTTGACATCGCAGGCTTTCTTGCCGTGGGCGAGCGCGTTCCCGTGGTCCATCAAATCGACACAAATGCAACCATGCAGCTGGTCGATGGGATCGACTACACGAATGAAGATGGATTGGCGATGGCCTTTTCTCACCAATTTGCCGAGGATTGGCGCTACTGCGCTCCTTGGAGCAAGTGGCTGGTGTGGAGCGGTGTGCGCTGGAACATTGACAAAGCCTTGTACGTCATGCACCTGTGTCGCCTGATCTGTAGGGCGGCTTCGGTGCTGGCGGATGGCACCAAACTCAAAGGCCGCTTGGCCAGCTCTGGCACGATCTCTGCGATCGAGCGCATCGTTCGATCTGAGCCGCGCCATAGTGCCACAGTCGATGAGTGGGACTCAAACATGTGGCTACTCAACACGCCTGGTGGCATCGTTGACTTGCGCACTGGTGCCCGTGGCCCACACGATCGCGATAGACGCATGACCAAAGTAACCACGGCGACGCCGCAAGGAGACTGTCCGGTTTGGCGCAATTTTCTTGTGAACGTCACTGGTGGTGATGAAGAACTTCAAGGCTATCTGCAACGCGTGGTGGGCTACTGCCTAACGGGTGATATCAGCACTCATGCGCTCTTCTTCCTTTACGGCACTGGAGCTAACGGCAAATCAGTGTTCGTGAACGTGATTTCCACGGTTCTGGGCGACTACGCCGCCAATGCTCCCATGGACACTTTCATGGAATCGCGCTCGGACCGGCATCCCACCGATTTAGCAGGACTGCGTGGTGCACGCTTTGTCTCTGCAACCGAGACAGAGCAAGGCAGACGTTGGAACGAATCCAAGATCAAGGCAATCACTGGGGGTGATGACATCACTGCTCGCTTGATGCATCAGGATTTTTTCACCTACAAGCCGCAGTTCAAGTTGCTCATTGCGGGAAACCACAAGCCTGCGATTCGAAACATCGATGAGGCGATGCGCCGCCGCATGCACCTGATCCCTTTCACGATCACGGTTCCAGCAGAAAAGCGCGATCCGCTGCTGACCGAAAAACTGCTGGCTGAGCGCGACGGAATCATGGCCTGGGCCGTGCAAGGCTGCCTGCAATGGCAAAACATGGGCCTGATCCAGCCCAAGTCTGTGGTTAGCGCAACAGAGGAGTACTTCGAGGCTGAGGACGCCATGGGCAGGTGGATGACAGAGCGCTGCAACCTAGGTGTCAATCACAAGGCACTGACGGCCACGCTCTTTAACGACTGGAAGCAGTGGGCTGAGCTCAGTGGTGAATACATAGGCACGCAGCGCCGGTTCTCGGATGCTTTGTTGGCTCGTCGCTTTGACAAGTGGCGCAACTCCATGGGCGTTCGTGGCTATCAGGGGATCGACCTCAAACAGCCCACCTCTTTGCCTTCCAGGTCTTATCTATACAACGATGATTGAGAGGAAATTTACATGAAAAAGATTTCAAATATCGGCTCTTTGACGCAACTGACGAGTCATTACATTGGTTCTTTACGCGTGCGCGTAGACGCGCATAAAGAGACGGCGTGTTTTGTAGCGTCAAAAGCGTCAGTCTCATTGTCAAAACCGGACGAGTCCGCTTTTGACTTCCCAACGGCGCACCGAAATATTTCGTTTGGAGGGCAGGCATGAAGATCCCTCAAGCGCGTTACCCTTCGCCCCTTGGGCGCATGCAGGCCACTTCCATGGATGTCGAAGCAGCCAAGCGCCAAGGATGGCGCGAGCAACACATCTTGGTCATCTCCGAAGAGGACAACCGACTTAATTTCTTGGAGCGTCAACTCATTCGCAGCATTGGCGAGAGACTCTATGGGCAAGTTCATGCACACCTGCCTGCACACCCTTCTGCACACACCCATGCAAACAGACATGCGAACACACCTACCCAAACTCGTTCCAAGGGAGATGGCCATGGTTGACACTTGGACAGTTGAGAATGTGGCCGAGCGCTTTGTCGATGCGGCCAGAACGGCCAGGCGCCTTCCACGAGTGGCAATGCAAGGGTATGCCAGCACATGGCCAATTGCAATTGTTCCAACTGATGCATACCCGGACCCACACAAGCTGTACCGATTGCCTCCGCCATCCTCACTGGATGTGGAGCGAATGCTTGAAGTCATGCGATGGGTTCAGATACTGGAGATGGACGAGCGTCACTTGGTGTGGATGCGGGCCAAGCGCTTTGACTGGGTGGAGATCAGCAAACGATTTGCCTGTGACCGCACCACAGCGTGGAGACGCTGGAAGCGGGACATGCAGGTAGTGGCTGATCTACTGAACAAGCAAATGCAACAGCAGAAACAGTAGTTGTTTCTGCAAGATTTTAAATTGAATGGAGTCTTCCAACTCCATGGGAAATTAGCGTGTTTTGGCGCGCATGCGCGGCGCAATTCAAACTTAAAAGGGAATGTGCGGTTTTTGCACCCAAAACACGCTGCAACATTTCAGCGTTTTAGCGCTACATTTTCATCTACGGTCGACAAAGGTGCGTGAGCAAAAAATGCTTCACCGCTTAGTGAGATTAACAAACAAGTTTTGAAAAATCGAAATTTCTAAAATCGAAGTTTTTGACATCAAGTTATCTAAACGTCGCCCTACCCTAGCTTTATTTTGAAATCTCAATCTCGCCAGAGATTTCATATTCACGCAGTTTTTCTAGAGGCATATAAACCGTGGTTTTACCCTCACGCAGAACTTCCAGCCGATTATTCATTTCGGCTCCAATTTGGTAAGTCCCAGCAACCAAGGGCGTAAAGCCTGTGTCTGCTCCAGAGCCTTCGACTGAACTTTTGCGGGCTAAAACACCGCGTATAACTTTGATATGCACTGCTAATTACTTTTGTTTTAGCAGATCATTTTAACGACTCTTTATGAATCATCCTGAGATCCGCATGGTCGCGCTGGACGCGCTCATTCCATATGCGCGCAATGCCCGCACGCACAGTGACACCCAAGTTGCTCAAATCGCTGCATCGATTGCAGAGTTTGGCTGGACCAACCCCATCTTGATAGATGGTGAGAGAGGCTTGATTGCTGGACACGGTCGACTACTGGCTGCCAGAAAGCTCGAACTCCAAGAGGTCCCCGCCATTGAGTTGGCTCACCTCACGCCAGAGCAAAAGAAAGCCTACATCCTGGCCGACAACAAACTTGCAGAAAACGCAGGCTGGGATGCTGAGTTACTCAAGCTCGAATTGGTAGAACTCAAAGCAGCTGATTTCGATATGGAGTTGATGGGCTTCACCAACAAAGAGCTCGATGAATTTCTTGGAATGGATGAAGAAGGCGGTGGCTTGACTGAGGATGATGCAATCCCAGAGACACCAGTTGACCCTGTTTCCAGGCCTGGAGACTTGTGGATCCTTGGCAACCACCGCCTACTTTGTGGTGACTCAACGGTCTTAGCAGATGTTGAACACCTGATGGGTGGGCAACTCGCTGACATGGCATTCACCGACCCGCCCTACAACGTGGATTACGGCAACAGTGCCAAAGACAAGATACGCGGAAAAGATCGCCGCATTCTCAATGATGCTTTGGGTGATGGGTTCTACAAATTCCTCTACGACGCTTGTTTAAATCTCCTGCTCGTCACTAAAGGAGCTTGTTATGTTTGCATGAGCTCCTCTGAGCTTCACACCTTACAAAAGGCGTGGCTCGATGCTGGAGGCAAATGGTCTACCTTTGTGATCTGGGCTAAGAACACATTCACACTCGGACGTGCGGATTACCAGCGCCAGTATGAGCCCATCCTTTACGGCTGGAAGCAAGGCTCTGACCACTTTTGGTGTGGTGATCGCGACCAGTCAGATATCTGGAACTACAACAAGCCTCGGGTCAATGACTTGCACCCCACGATGAAACCGGTGGAATTGGTGGAGCGGGCAATCAAAAATTCATCCAAGAGCCGAGATATTGTGCTGGATCTTTTTGGCGGCTCTGGCACCACCATGATTGCGTGCGAGAAAACATCTCGTTATGCACGATTGATGGAGCTTGATCCCAAGTTTGTGGACGTGATTGTGAAGCGTTGGGAAGACTACACAGGTCAAAAAGCTACTTTGTCTAATCGACAATTAGATGAAGATGCTCTCAATTTAAAGAGCACGCCTGAAACTGTAGAGACTTAATTCGCAACAATCCAGCCGTTGCATGCGTTGGGCACCGAAACTAATTGGGTTCGCATGCAACTCAGATCGATTGTGTTGCGATGCGGTAAATCCGATCTGCACCTGGCGCTTTTTCTGAACTGATGTTCAGGCGCAACTTTTTCTTCAGTGCTCCAGCCATTGCACCTCGGATTGTATGAACTTGCCAGCCCGTGGCTTGGCTCATCTGAATGAGGGTTGCGCCCTCGGCTCGTTTGAGTAATTGGATGAGAAGGTCCTGTTTAGTGACTTCGAGTTTAATGCCTTCGAATTTAGTGGCTTCGAGTTTGGCGCCTTCATGCTTAGTGACTTCTCGTATGATTTTTGGTGCTTGGGCACTGATACCAATCGCGTTAAGACCCAACGCCGTGACAACATACACCTCGGGCTCTAGAGTGCATGGCTCAATGAGCTGAGCATTGAACAAGGCAGTGAGCACTTTACCCCGCGCACCTCCTTTTAGGTTGCCCGGGAACGAGGCCAATAACCTCTGGGGATGCTGCGCTGCGGCTTCAAGCACTGCGCGCTGGGTGTCTGTGATTTTCATATTTAAATTTCCAGGTTTAGGCTTTCATTTTTGAGTGTCGTTGTTGTCAAGACTGATGCCGATCCTGGATCTGATCTGAGCCTTTTCTGCTCAAGATCTGAAACTGATCTGCAATTCATCTGCAACTCATCTGCAACTCATCTGCAACTCATCTGCAACTCATCTGCAAGTGATCTGATTTAGATCTGCAGTTGATCTGCGCTTAACAAAGCTCATTGACGCTTCACTTCAAACACATGGCAAGTCAATCTTGCCTAATCTGTCGCTAATTCCTTGAAAGCTGGCCGTCATGCCCAGAAGTGCGCCGACTCCTTGCAGATACCCCAATTGTTCCCAAGTGCTTGGGATTCCTGGGTATTGCACATTGCACCAAAAGAAAGTGCACCGCGATTACTCACGAGTTCGCAAAAGCTTCGATACGGAGCTTGGGTTTTATCAATCGACAAGGTGGCGCAACACACGCGCTGCAGTACTGAGAGACAACCCTCTGTGCTGTCGTTGTCACAAAAAGGGTGTGCTTCGAATTGCAAATGTGGTCGATCACATCACGCCAATCAAAAAAGGCGGCGAACGCTTTGAGCGCTCAAACTTGCAGGGACTGTGCACCGCCTGTCACAACGCCAAGACTGCCTCAGAGACTGCCAGATCAAGGCTGCGCCCCCAACTCTAGGGGTAGGGGGTATGAATCTCTGGTAACGCCCTCCCCCGCACCGTGCCCTTGCTCAAATTTTTATGCGTGCAAATTGGAGCATGGGGGGGTCTACCCTGCTGCATTGAGGCCAGCTGATACTTCAAAACAAATGGGTGATTTATGGGAGGACGCAAGCCACTGCCAACGCAAGTCAAGCAGATCAAAGGAACTTTGCAGCCGTGTAGAACCAACTTCCATGAGCCCGTTCCTGAGGGCATGCTTGTTGAGCCCCCTGATTACATGTCTGAGGGTGCCAAAGCCGCGTGGCGCTATGCGCTAGAGAGTGCTCCCCCCACGTTGATCAAGAAGCTGGATATGTCCGTGCTGGAAGTCTGGGCCTGTGCTGCAGATTTGTACCGACAAGCGCAAATGGGCATCAGCAAGACCGGACTGCTGGTCAAGGCTCCAAGCAGCGGTGTCCCCATGCAGTCGCCTTATCTGGCCATTGCAAATAAGCAAGCGCAAATCATGACCAAGGCTGCTATCGAGATGGGGTTCACGCCCGCATCGCGTTCTCGTATCTCCACGCCCATGGAGCGACCGCCTGAGGAAATGGATCTTTGGGCAGACATTGTTGGATGAACGTGTTTGCTGACTGTGTTTGTTGAGCGTGTTGGATGAAATTGCTGGGTCAAATTATTGATAAAGCTAAATGAGTAAATTTGCCTTGAGCGCGAAACAATACGCGCAAGCAGTTGTCTCCAAAGAGATCCTGACCTGCGAGTGGGTACAAAAAGCGTGTCAACGCCAGCTAGATGACCTCGTGCGCTTTAAACGCAAAAGCAGCATCTTTCAATTCAACCCTGAGTTACTTGATCGCCATGGCAGGCCCTACAGGCCCGCTGACAACCTGTGCTCGTTCATCGAACGACTGCCCCACGTCAAAGGCCCATTGGCGGGACAGATGATTGTTTTGGAGCCTTGGCAGGTCTTTATCTTGTCAACCGTATTCGGTTGGGTAAAGTCCGATGGCAAGCGGCGCTTTAGGCGCTCCTACATTGAAGTTCCACGTGGTAACGCCAAGTCAACGCTGTCCTCTGCTGTAGGGCTGTACATGCTGGCGGCTGACCGCGAAGGCGGCGCCGAGGTGTATTCGCTTGCAACCACACGCGACCAGGCGCGCATCGTGTTTGGCGATGCACAGACCATGGCCCGAATGAGTCCTGGGTTTCGCAGTCGGTTTTCTGTGAACGTTGGTGCACACAACATGCATGTGCTCCAGTCAGGTTCTAAGTTCGAAGCGCTCTCAGCTGAAGGCTCGACGCTGGATGGCCTCAACATTCACATGGGCTGCATCGATGAGCTTCATGCACACAAGACCCGAACGGTCTATGACGTTGTGGAGACAGGCACAGGAAAGCGTGACAACTCACTCCTGTGGGTAATCACTACGGCGGGTAGCAACCGCTCTGGCATTTGCTATGAAGTCCGCAGCTTTGTCACCAAGTTGCTCAATGGCGTTTTTCAAGACGATACGCAGTTTGGAATCATCTACGGGCTCGATGAGGGCGATGATTGGGCAGCCAAGGATTCACTCATCAAAGCCAATCCGAACTGGGGTATCTCAGTGCGTGAGGAAATTCTGGTACCTCTGCAAGCTAAGGCTATTCAGTTACCCAGCGCAGTCAACAACTTCAAG